TTAAAGCCCCCTTGTAGATAGTGTTTGCGTTACATTCATTTTATCATACAAAGGGGCTTTTTGATAGAGTTTTTTAGAAATATATTGAATGTTTTACAATCTTTATGATATGTTTTTCAGTGGTTTCGGAATATACCCTTGCTCCGAGAAAGTTCAAGGATGTAAACGGAGATATGGTGGGTCCCGCCACAGGCTTTAAACTGACCTTGGAAATGCTACGCAGAAAGCCTGACTCGGCACTGGTTTGGTATGAGGATTTCCGTGATGAACAGAAAATCCCCGAAAGTTACTGGACGGTTCTGTCCGGGGAATGGGATGTGTGGCAGGAGGATTTGCCCTACGGTGATACGAGCCGACCATACTCACAGCTTGAGGGTTACGGTCAGCTTGCGTGGAACTATAACGGTTTTTCCGATATTCATCTGAGGACACAGATTATCTTTCCGGAGAATGGCGGTGGCAGGGCAGGAATTTTCCTTGGCTCACTGTTTTGTTGTTTTAATTATGATACGCAGCGTATCGAACTGTATGAGGGTTCTACGCTGAAAGGCAGTTATGCCACGGACTTTTCCAAGACATCGAAAGCAGACCTTCGTACAAATCCTAATGTTTACACCATTGAAATGCGTAAGCGTGGAAACAAGGTGCGTGTTTATTCCTCTGCATCCAATACACTACGTTTTACGGCAACGGTCAGCAGTGGCAGCGGTTATGCAGGCATCCGCTCCGATAACCAAATCAATTGCCAATTGCTCCGTTTGGGTGATGCCTGGACATATGAGCCGTATGAGAGATTTGATGTGGTGATGCCGGACGGCACGGAGACTTCTTTTGGCAGGATTGAGCGAAGCAACTGCACATGGGATGAGGAGTTTCAAGTATTCACGCTTACTTCCGATGTGGAGGAATCGTCCACCAGAAGCGAAAGCATCTCCCTGGACTATGAGTTCTACCATTCCCACATCATGCCACTTGTGTGTGGGAATGATTACATGGCAAAAATCATCCCAAGGGACATCAACATTTGGATTTCACGATTGTTCCTTGGTGATTCGGACGGCTTTTCCATTCTGTATTACCAGGATGTGGACAGCCTGATCTATTGGGCGAACCAGGCAGCATACCGATGGAAACTGCGAGGGATGTGTATGTGGTCCCTTGGGCAGGAGGATATGCGAGTCTGGGAGTGGCTGCCCAAACAAACTGAATAACAGCTTTAAGGGTATCTGCCATGTGGTGGGTGCCCTTTTTGCATACAAAGATTTATGAAAGCGAGGAATTTAATATGAAGGATTTATGGAACACCATTCAAATCATCTTTGCTGCCATTGGCGGTTGGCTCGGTTGGTTTCTTGGCGGGTTTGACGGTCTGCTCTATGCACTGATTATTTTCGTGGTTGTGGATTACATCACGGGAGTTATGTGTGCCGTTGTGGACAAGAACCTTTCCAGTTCGGTCGGGTTTAAGGGCATTTGTCGAAAAGTGTTGAATTTTGCGATGGCAGGAATCGCACACGTCTTGGATGCCAATGTCATCGGTGACGGCAGCGTACTGAGAACGGCGGTCATTTTCTTCTATCTCTCCAACGAGGGTGTGAGCCTTTTGGAAAACGCATCCCACCTTGGTTTGCCGATTCCGGAGAAGATGAAGGATATTCTGGAGCAGCTCCATGACCGCAGCAACAAGGAAAGCGAGGGCGAATAATATGAATTTACACAAACTCATTTTAACGGAAAATGCCTGCTACAAGGCAGGTAGGAAAATTACGGTCAAAGGCATCATGGTTCATTCCACGGGTGCCAACAACCCGAACCTCAAGCGTTATGTGGGTCCTAATGACGGCTTGCTCGGTGAAAACCAGTACGGCAACCATTGGAATACCTACCATCCGGGCGGCAGAGAGGTCTGCGTTCACGCATTCATCGGCAAGTTGGCTGACGGCACTATCGCCACATACCAAACTTTGCCGTGGAATCATCGTGGATGGCACGCCGGAGGCAGTGCAAATAACACCCATATCGGCTTTGAAATCTGCGAGGACGGTCTTACGGATTATGCCTACTTCAAGAAGGTGTACCGTGAGGCCGTTGAACTTTGCGCCTATCTGTGCAAGGAGTACGGTTTGACTGAGCAGAATATTGTCTGCCACTCCGAGGGTTACAAGCAGGGTGTCGCATCTAACCACGGCGATGTGATGCACTGGTTTCCAAAGCACGGCAAGAGCATGGATACCTTCCGTGCCGAGGTCAAGGCGCTCCTGGCGACTGCCGATGAGGAGGAAACCGAAACGCCTGCAGAGCCTACGGTGACTTATCCTGAAAAGCTGACAACGGGTTATTACCGTGTGCGTAAGACTTGGAAGGACAGTAAGTCCCAGGTGGGTGCTTACCGCATTCTTTCCAATGCAAAGGCAGCGGCAGATAAGAACCCCGGCACTTTTGTTTTTGCCAATGATGGCACAGCCATTTATCCTGCCGACAGCACAGCCGAGCCGGATTACCGTGTGCATACGGTTGTGAAGGGCGATACCCTTTGGGATATTGCCGCGCAGTATCTCGGCAAAGGCAGTAGATACACCGAAATCAAAAAACTGAATGGACTTTCTTCCAATGTGATTTACAGCGGTTGGAAACTCAAGATTCCGAACTAAGATGATGCCCTTTGAGGATTTTTTCCTTGAAGGGCATTATTTTTTTGCCTGTTTGGGGGTTCGATTTATCCTGTCTTTTCGCTTATAGGCAGAGGGGAACATTTCTACCGTTCCCCGGACTGGAGGAATCGATATGGAAGTAAGACAGATTGAAAATTTTCAGATACCCAATGCCGTGGCACACGAAATCACCCAGGAGGAACTGCAGCGTGAATTTGACTATTACAGGGCACAGCAGACGCTTGAAACCATGTTCATGTTCGGCATGATTTCTGTGGATGAATTCAACAAAATATCGGCGCTGAATCGGAAAACTTTCTCCCCGTTTTTGTCTGAGATTATGGGCTAAATGACTTGCTATTTCAGCAATAGTACGGGAATATGTCACTACCAAAAAGTGAGGTGAGTTGATGAAAAGGATAACAAAAATCGGGGTAAACGAGACCCCGTTACAGAAGAAAAAGATTAAGGTTGCCGCCTACTGCCGTGTGTCTACGGCAAGTGATGAGCAGATTATTAGCCTTGAGGCACAAAAGGCCCACTACGAAGAATACATCCGTGCTAATGACGAATGGGAGTATGTAGGCCTTTACTATGACGAGGGCATCACAGGTACTAAGAAAGACGGCCGTGCCGGACTTCTTTCCATGATTGATGATTGTGAGGATGGCAAGATTGAGTTTATCATAACCAAGTCCATCAGCCGATTTGCCCGAAATACAACGGACTGCCTGGAGATGGTACGAAGTCTGACCGACCTGGGCATTTCCATTTATTTTGAAAAGGAAAATATAAACACGGGGTCGATGGAAAGCGAGTTGATGCTTTCCATTTTGAGCAGCCTTGCGGAAAGCGAGTCGGTTTCCATTTCCGAAAATGAAAAATGGAGTATCAGAAAACGCTTTGAAAACGGCACCTTCATTATCGCCTATCCCCCTTACGGTTATGAAAATGTAGATGGTGAGATGAAAGTCATACCGGAGCAGGCAGAAATCGTAAAAGAAATCTTTGCAGCCTGCCTTGTTGGTAAGAGTACCCACGCAATTGCAAAGGAACTGAATGAAAGAGGGGTTCGCACCAAGAAAAACGGAAAATGGGGTGCCGGGTCAGTAAACGGTATTCTGACCAACGAAAAATATACGGGTGATGTGATTTTTCAAAAAACCTATAGTGACAGCAGTTTCAACCGCCATCGAAACTACGGCGAGAGAGACAAGTTCCTTTGCGAAAACCACCATGAGCCGATTATCAGCCATGAGGATTTTGACAAAGTCCGTGCGGTTCTCGACCAAAGGGCAATGGAAAAAGGAAACGGCACAGACACCTACCGATATCAAAACAGATATTGTTTCTCCGGCATTATTAAATGCGGTGAGTGTGGCGGCACCTTTAAGCGTAGGCAACACTACAAGCCGAGCGGAAATTATGTGGCGTGGACTTGTTCAACGCACTTGGAAAGCAAGGCGGATTGTTCCATGCTCTATATTTCCGATGAGGGCATTAAACTTGCATTCTTGACCATGATGAACAAACTGGTCTACGGTCACAACACGATTTTGAAACCACTCCTTCGTACCTTGCGAGGGATGGATGATAAGGACAGACTTCTGCGGATTCAGGAATTGGAAATCCGCATCGAAGCAAACGCCGACAGAAAGCAGATTCTTACCAATCTTATGGCAACTGGGGTCTTGGAGCCTGCCGTTTTCAACAGAGAAAACAATGCCCTTATAGCGGAGGAGCAACAGCTACGGGCGGAAAAAGAGAATTTGGTTAGTTTCGTTGGCGGCGATAAGGTCAGAATGAAGGAACTGCAAAATCTGATGGCATTCACTTCCAAGGGAGAGATGCTGACCGCCTTTGAGGATGAGAAGTTCCTTGCATTTGTGGAAAGCATTACAGTGGAAACAAGGCAGCAGATAGTGTTCCATTTGAAAAGTGGATTGAATTTAAAGGAAAGGTTGGTGGTGTAAATGACAGCACATATTCCCTACGGATACCGCATCGAGGATGGAAAAGCAGTGGTGGATGAATCCCAGGCAGAACAGGTCAGAGCCTTTTTCAATGAATACATTTCCGGTAAGGCATTGATGGTGGCAGCCGAAACGGTAGGCTTGAAGTTATTTCACGGCAGTGCCGGACGAATGCTTCGCAATACCCATTACCTTGGGGATGATTATTACCCTGCCATCATAGATCGGGAATTATTCGACAAAGCAGAAGAGCAACGCCAGGCACGAGCCGGACAGCTTGGCAGGGTCAGAGAATTGGCTCCTGCCACGAGTCCTGCCGTCCCCCTGCATTTTACAATAGGAAAGCAGAAAAAGGTTTGTTATGACCCTTTTGAGCAAGCCGAATACGCCTACAGTCTGATAGAAAGTGAGGTTGAGATAAATGGCACAGACTAAGAATATCACCGTAATTCCGGCACGAAGACGTGTCGGCAATACGGCAAAGGAAAATGAAATACCGAAACTGCGTGTGGCTGCCTATTGCCGTGTTTCTACGGACAGTGATGAGCAGGCTACCAGTTACGAGGCACAGGTGGAGCATTACACCGATTATATCCGTAAGAACCCTGAATGGGAGTTTGCCGGAATATTTGCTGACGATGGAATATCCGGCACGAACACCAAAAAGCGTGAGGAGTTCAATCGTATGATTGATGAGGCTATGGAAGGAAACATCGACATGATTGTTACCAAGTCCATCAGCCGATTCGCAAGAAACACCCTTGACTGCCTGAAATACATTAGGCAGCTTAAGGAAAAGAACATCCCCGTGTATTTTGAGAAGGAAAATATCAACACGATGGATGCCAAGGGTGAGGTTCTGCTTACCATTATGGCGAGCCTTGCACAGCAGGAAAGCCAGTCCTTATCCCAAAATGTGAAGTTGGGTTTTCAGTATCGATACCAACAGGGGCAGATTACCGTGAACCACAACCGTTTCCTTGGCTTTACCAAGGATGAAAAGGGGCAGTTGATTGTTGACCCCGATGAGGCAGTAGTGGTCAGACGCATTTTCAGAGAATACCTTGAGGGTGCAAGTTTGCAGCAGATTGGCAGAGGCTTAGAGGCTGACGGCATTTTAACGGGTGCCGGAAAGACCAAATGGAGAGCGGAAACCCTGCAGAAAATCTTAAAAAACGAAAAATACATCGGTGATGCCCTTCTTCAGAAGACCTATACGGTGGACTTTTTGGAAAAGAAGCGTGTACCGAATAATGGCTTGGTGCCACAATACTATGTGGAAAACAGCCATGAAGCCATTATCCCCCGTGACCTTTATATGCAGGTGCAGGAAGAAATGATAAGACGTGCCAACCTCCACAGCGGGAAGAATCGAAAAAAGCGTGTTTATAGCAGCAAGTACGCACTTTCCAGTATTGTGTACTGCTCCAAGTGCGGGGAGATTTTCCGAAGGGTGGTCTGGAACAACAGAGGAAAGCAATCCGTGGTATGGCGATGCTGCACCAGAATGGAGGAAGGTCCCGGAACCTGCGATGCCGATGCCATCCACGAGTCTGAACTTCAAAGCCTTGTGATAAGAGCCATCAACAGGACACTTGCCAGAAAGGATACCGTGAACGAAACTTTGCAGAAAAATGTGGAGTCAGTGCTTTCCGGAGCAGACGGCATTCCTCTTGATGAGATTGACAGCCGTTTGGAAGAACTGCAAAAAGAACTGCTCAAGGTAGCAAATACCAAAGGCAACTATGACAGCATCGCAGATGAGATTTACCACCTTCGTGAGAAAAGGCAGAATGCCCTGGTGGACAACGCCGAGCGAGAGGGATTAAAACAGCGAATCAGTGAAATGCAGCAGTTCCTTGCAGAGCAGACGCAGGACATCACGGAATACGATGAGCAGTTGGTACGCAGACTGATTGAGAAAAT